AGCGGGTCTCAACCTCCTTGAGGGTGGTGAGTCCCCTGAAATATTTGAGGGGTGCGTAGATCTTACCTTCAGATTTACGCAGTTGCCCGACCTTCTTGGTGATGGCTGCATCGCTGAGAGGCATCTTACTTTGGACCGAGATAATTTACAGCCGCCCCGATACTCGAATAAATGCATTTTCCAAACCTGACACGACCAGTCCTGGGGTTATAGTACCCCCTGTGGCCATTGAAGATGCATTTGTGAATTTCACCCATATAAAAATACAACATTATAATAATCAGCGGAGATGGGTCTTTCGATTATTATGGGAAATATGTTTTCAGGTAAAACTTCGGAACTTATTAGACGACTTAAACGTTTTAAAGTTATTGGTAAGAATATTCTCGTGGTCAATTCAGCTAAAGATACTAGGTCTCCAGATGAAGTTTTGAAGACCCACGACAATGTAAAGTTTAATTGTCACAAAGTGTATGATCTTTATGACTTGGTGTATAAAGATGACTTTGAGATTGCTGATATCATCGCCATTGATGAAGCTCAATTTTTCCCCCGTCTTAGAAATTTTGTGGAGTATTGCCTATTTGAAAATAAGACTGTAATTATCGCAGGTCTAGACGCTGATTCATTTCAGAGAAAGTGGGGAGAAATTCTTGACTGCATTCCATTGGCTTGTGAAGTTACCAAACTTTCAGCCCTTTGTATGTATTGTAATAACGGAAACCCTGGTCCATTTACGAAGAGGATTGTGGACAACAATGAACTAGAACTCATCGGTGGAAATGATATGTATCGTGCGGTATGTCGTAAGCATTTAGAATCTCCTAACGTCTAAGATAAGAACGATTCTTTTATGTGTTCCCGTTTTAATAACACCATGGATATTTGCGTGATCAAATAGAAATTCTTCACCTTCCTTATGTTCATGTGGTCCATTCTCGGTATAGAGTGTGCAATCCCCACCACTTTCTATAGTGAGATGATACCGAAGTAGAAGATTTGTTTCCGCGCGGTGAGGTGCTATAGACATGGGTCCATCCATCACCGCAAAGAGTGCAGTCTCTTTGTCAATACATGGTATTTGTCGGATGAGACTATTTAGATTTGGAAAATCCTTCACTTTGTAGAAGTAGTAGTTTGGGTTCTCATCAAACCATGAATCAAGTTCATGAAAAAGGTGTTTCTTAGCACCTTTCGAAACTTCTTCAAACTCTTTGCGAATTTTATCATAGTGTAACTTGATAAGCCAAAGACCAGGGAAATTTTTTACATCGTATTCTGAACGCCAATCTATCAAGTCTACGAGAGTATTTCTAATACCCACAAGGGGTCTCAATGGTTTTTGAAAATACATCCGGTCTATAGGAGACTTCAAGTAATCATGGAGTACCAATATTACAGGCAACAACAGAAGATTCCACATTATTTTCTTGATATAAAATAAAAATGCCAGGTTACGGCGGAAAGCGTATGGAAAAGTACACCCCAGTCCCCACCGACGAAGTTGACACTGTTGAGAAGCGTTTTGTGATACCAGCGCTACCCAGATTCACTATTGTTCAGCTGACCCTCATCGGTCTCCTCTTGGCCTATGCCTGGACTACCCGCAAGATGAAGCGTGCCACTGTGTCCACTGTGGCCCTTGCGATTGGTCTCCTTCATATGTATGATCACCTTTATCGTGTCAAGCGTGGTGATGAACGCCTCTTCTTCTTCCCCGAGGCTAAGAAGGAGGGTTACTGTGGTGCGTGTCGTAAGTAATTAAAACAACAAAAAATCTTTAAACGTTTTTATTTTGCCATTCAAAATTAATTTATAATACACCTTTTCTACACCAGAAAGACTAATATAATTTAATTTTGATTTTTTAAGAAATTCAACTATATTGTCTTCGAGAGAATAATTCAATTCTGGTAAAAATTTATGAATGAAATTGATTTTATTTTGGTATATGGATAAATGGTATCTCATAAAAGGATACACGATTCTGCTCATGTGTAACTTATTTTTTTTCTGTTTAAGTTATTAAATAGACATGTATGATGTCAAAATTATCAGAAGCCCTGATCGTAAAAAAAAGTTCAGGGCCATCCTCGGGGATGGGAGAACCGTTGACTTCGGGGCCAGTGGATACTCGGATTACACTAAACATAAAACACCTTCAAGAATGCGTTCCTATGTTCTTAGGCACGGTGGAAGAGTTCCTAGACGTACTATTGCTGAAAGAGATCCAAAGAAAATTCAAACATTGATGCTCAGTGTCAATTCCAGTGATAAAGAGGATTGGAAAATCAGTGGTATTGACGGTGCGGGATTTTGGTCGCGGTGGTACCTCTGGAGTTATCCAGATTTTGAGAGTGTTAAGAAGTTTATGTCAAGGAGGTTTGGAATTAAATTTGTAAACTAATACTAATGAACGGTATAGTAATTATTCCTGTTGTATTTTTGATATTTTATCTTCTATTCAAATACAAGAAGGATCTGGGGATAAAAGATGAAGAGAATAAACCACCACCTATAGATCCAAGTGCTCCAGGTGTTCACTACTACAAAGAGTGTGACTATATGGGTGAACACAAACACATTGACCAGGAAACAAATGTGACGGACGACTTCAAGTCAGTCCGTGTTATTGATGGATTTGATGTTAGAGCTTACAGTGTAGATGACGTGGAAGTACTTGTCAACTCAACTAGGGGAGTTACAAGTACGATCAGATGTACACCCTTCAAGAGTATGGAAATCACTCGTGATTAAGTAGATCTTCAAAAGTTACCAACTCCCCGGTATGAATGAGCGATGCAATCTTAAAATCTGTATCACTCATTGAACTGTTAGATGGACAGGCTTCATAAAATACTCTTTTCATATACATGTCAATGTCGTCAAAGTACTTGAGAAGAATACCGAGATTCTCGTCAGAAATGAAGTCAATAGAATTGTTAAACTTCCCGTCATCAAACCAATATCTCTCACCATTGGCAGCTGTATTAGAATGTATGATAAAGTCCTCACGGATAATCTCTTCAATGGGACAATCTGGACTAGCACCGATCTCATCAGCCTTGCAGGAGCTACTCATGAGAACGTGGAGACCCCCACTGATCTTCTTTAGGAATTGACGCTTTTCGGGTGTGATGATCATTTTGAACTTGAGAAACGAGTTTTTAAACACGGACTTAGGTTATCAATTTGCTCTGAGATTGCGAAACTTTGGATTGGCTTTTAATTCAGCCATGAGTCTAGCTCGTGCGTTGTTAACGACCGGTTTAGGTGGCGGTGGTGCGCGCATTAGAGGTGGAGGAGGTGGAGGAGGTGGAGGAGGGGCAGCAGTTCGAGACCGTTTGGGTGCACGAGGGGTGTTAGATTCCGCTTCTCGAAGAACCATTTTACATACTCTAATAAACTTCTTCGCATCTCTAGCTTGATTTTCTAGTGTTGGTTGAGACTTCTTCTTTCTGTCAATTTTAGCTTGGAGTTCCTTTTTGGTGAGTTTGACGCGTTTACCTTTGACGTCTTTAGTCACCCTGAAGCCTAATTTTTTGACCCTCTCTTTGAGATCCATTTACTATATACGAGAAAATTATTGATACTTGACACCAGCCCTCGTGGCGGCATCGTCAATCTCGTCAACTACCTCCCATGCCCACATACATTCTTCTGTGTTTGTGTCGTGATGTTCACAAATAGTGTGAGCAATGTCAAGAGCCTCATGAAGAATCATTTTTAGACGCACTTGTCTTGTAGTGAGTTTAACGGGTTCGTGAAGTGAGGGAGTCTCATACATCTGTTGGAGAGCTACACGTCTAATTTCATTCATTTTCAATTTGTTGTGAAACGCATCACTGTGCTGAGCTCTGCATTTCACAATGGGTCTAACTCTTATCATTTACTAATACATACATTTAAAGCTTTAAAGCTTGTAACAAACATGGAATTCATTTACGAAATAGATAATGTTATTTCAAAAGAAATGTGTGACAAGATGATAAAACGTTTCCAGAATGACGACAGGAAAGGACCGTCACAAACATTTGGTGGTGTTCAACGAGATGTCAGAAAATCAACTATTCTACACTTTTCTGGGTTTGATGACTGGAAAGACCTTGATAATGAAGTATTCAAAATTTTTACAAAATGTATTAAGGAATATGGTGAGTATGTTAAGAGTTATACATCGGGGGTAGCTTGTGAAGGTATATTTGAAAATCTAACTGACGAAGGATATTTTATTCAAGAATATCGCTCGGGTGAATTCTATAAATGGCACACAGATGATGCAAAAAAGGAGGGTGTACCTCGCAATCTTACATGTCTACTATACCTGAATACATTAGAGGAAGATCAGGGTGGTACTACCGACTTTTGGTGTGGTAAAAAAGTTAAACCGAAGCAGGGTAAAATGTTAATTTTTCCATCGTGCTGGACATATGTTCATAGAGGTGCACCAGTTAAGAATGGTGGTGTAAAATATGTATGCGGAACGTGGGCGGCTTAGAGATTACAATTAGATATGTATTATGGAAGCTAGTATAGTAATAACAAAAGTGTTACTCCCCCGTATCAGGCAACTCGAACAGGAGGTTGCCGAATTAAGAAAGCAAACATGGCCTTATGTTCAGGCTCAAAAGGAGGATATGGGATTACGTGACCTAGAAGAAATTATTGATTTTTTTAAGGATTTGGATGACGAAACTATTTTGAAACTCATGAGAATGAAGAGGAAATTCTCAAGAAATCCAGGGTTACAGGGTAGGGAAGTGGACATCGTCATGAACCTACGAAATAATTTTTGTTGACGTATAATAAAACATGGGTGCA